GCTGCTGCTGATATTAATTTAGACGCTGACGGTGCTGATGTTAATATTAAAGATGGTGGCACGACAATAATATCATTTACAAATAGTTCTAGCGACGCTGTAATAACTGCAGGTGTGCAAGATAAAGATATTATATTTAAAGGTGATGATGGTGGATCTGCTGTTACATCTTTAACTTTAGATATGTCAAATTCAGGCGCTGCTGTATTTAGTGCTGCTGCTTACAATGCAGAAGCAACTTTAACAGACGCTTCAACAATATCTTGGAATGCAATAACACAACCTGTTTGTAAAGTAACACTTGGCGCTAATAGAACAATTGGAGCAGCTTCAGGTGGAGTTGCAGGAGCATTTATAAGTATATTAGTTATTCAAGATGGCACAGGTAGCAGGACTGTGACTTGGAACGCTGCATACGAATTTGCGTCGGACACAGCCCCGACGTTAACAACAACCGCATCAAAAGGAGATCTTTTTGTATTTAGATACAATGGAAGTAAATGGTTAGAAGTAGGGAGGAATTTAGCATTGACGCTAAGTTAATAATATATGTTTGCATTAGTAGAATCAGGATCAATAACAAAATATTTTAGTGGTAATAAAGGTATTACAATTGGAGATAATCAATATCCAAAAGCTATATTTACTTTATGGACTAAGTCTGAAAGGGAAGCCATTGGTATCTATGAAGTAGAAACAGATAGCACAAATCGTAAAGATGAAAAATGGTATATTAATACTAATGAATCTTTTGCATTTGCAGATGGTAAAGTAACTAGATCATGGGGCACAGCTACAGCTAAAGCACATGCAGATACTCTATATACACAAGCTGATAAGGATGATGGTAAAATACCAGAAGGTAAAGATGTAGGTGATGTTGCAGTTGAAGGATTAAAAACACAATTAATTAAAACTATAAAAGCACAAGCTGCAGGAGAGCTTCAAAGAACAGATTGGTATGTAATAAGAAAAGCAGATGCAGGTACAGCAGTACCATCATCTATTACAACTCATAGAGCAGCAGTAAGAACTAAAGCAGCCGAGATGGAAACAGCTATTACAAATGCTAGTGATACACCAGCTTTAGAAACTTTATACAAATATACAGAACAAGAGGATGGTTCATTCGCAAGACCATTAGGTGAGCTTCCAAGATTGGAGTCTTAATGCCTATTATTCTTGGAGCAAATACATTATCAACTGGAGTATATGAAGTAGCCAACTCATGTAGGTTTGATGATGGTGATAGTGCTTTTTTAAGTAAAACATTTTCAACAGATGGTACTTCACATGATATTGGTACAGTATCTGTTTGGTTAAAGAGAGGGGAGTTAGCTGCTGAACAAGGAATATTTACTGCTGGTTCTTCAAATAGACATTTTATAAGATTTGAAAGCGGTGATACTTTAACTTTTCGTGCTGTCACAGATTCTTTTCATGTGCAAACAACACAAGTTTTTAGAGATCCGTCTGCTTGGTATCATATAGTAATTGCGTATGACACTTCTCAAGGAACTGCTTCGAACCGAGTTAAGATGTATGTAAATGGATCACAGATTTCAAGTTTTAGTCAAACAGATTATCCAGATCAAAATTTAGATATTAAATTAGGTGCTGCAGAATTAAATGCTATTGGTAAAGATAGTGAGCAAACTAATCCTTACTATGATGGATACATGGCAGAATTTGTTTATATTGATGGTCAACAACTAACACCAACATCATTTGGAGAGTTTGATGAAGACTCAAACATTTGGAAGCCGATAGATGTATCTGGTTTAACCTTTGGTACAAATGGATTTTATTTAGACTTTGAAGATAGTGGAACTTTAGGAAATGATGTATCAGGTAATAATAATGATTTTGCTTCATCAGGACTAGCCGCAATAGATCAAAGCACGGATA